CATGTGCCGATTAAAGAGAATGAAAAGAACTTACCACCAGGATATTACGACAGAATTATGGAAGCGGTAAAAGGCGACCCTATCGAAGAAGCTCGCATGGTTCGTGGCGAATGGATAGACCGCCCCGCGGGCGATGCTATATTTGGTCCATATTACAATAAAAATTTGCATGAAGTGGGAGACGCCAAAAGAGGTATTGTTCCTAACCCTGATTTCCCAATTCTATTAGGTTGGGATCCCGGTTCTGTAAATAACGCAATCATATTTATGCAGGCTTTATCTGGTGTAGATGGAGTTATATGGACTGTATTCGATGAGTTTGTAACAATAAACAAGAAGTTACCCTACACGACAATTGTGCCATTGGTTATGAGGAAGATGGCTTCATGGAATCGTCGTTGTGGACACAAATTCAAATTCAATCACATTTCTGACAATTCGGCTTTTAATCAATTTCGGGCAAAAACTGGATCTTACGATGTTAAAGATATAGAAGACATTTCAAAGTCTAAGGCAGAGACATTTGATTTACCTATTATAAGAATGCAAGCATGCCCAAAATTTGCAGGCTCAGTCGAATCAAGGGTGAGATTAACAATAGGTAAATTACAAAACGATCAGTTTATGGTTAGTTCGCAGTGTACATCGATAACCAGAATGTTTCGTAATTTAATTTCTGAGAAGCAGGGGAAAACCTACGATCCTAACATTTCATTTAAGCCTAAAAGAAGCACCTATATTCACGCATTTGATGCAATGTCTTATGTGTTTCTTTACTACGACGCATCTTTCTCGAAAAGCACTCAAGTAAAGTCTGAAATCATAGACATTGGGTCTTGACTTTTTGTAACACTAAAACAAGAGTTACATTATGCACATGGAATCTTTAATCAATATGGACCTTGAAATGTTTCCTGATATTACGGAAATGCTAGAAGGAGTATCTGTTGGTGATGTAGTAAAAGTAAGTGGATCTTTTCAAGTTAAGGAATTAAATGAAAAAAGATTTACAGGGTCGTTCGAGGACAAGGAGGGAATTACAATTACCAGTGAAAAACCAGAAGACGAGCCCGAAAGCGAAGACGATACAGACGAGGACGAGCCCGAAAGCGAAGAAGTTATCGGGTGATTCTAGTTACACGACTTCAGCTTCAATAACGATCGATGCCCACTACGAGCATTTACGAATAAAGAAAAGATGGAACAAGGAAAGGGTGGATCGGCTTTGCGGGTTTCTAAGAATAAATTACGGAGAGCTCGCAAGCCTCGTTCACGAAAGTCATGGCAATTTCCTCAAAAGAATGTATTCGACAAAACCCTTTTCTGGCCCACTTGCCCTCTTACTAACCATTTTAGAGAACAGGTATCTTAAGAATCACACAAAAGATACTATTAATAACTTATTTAAATTTTAGAAAATGGTCAGTCAGGAAATACTAAAGAAAAAAGGATGCACCCCAGAAAAACTTCGTGAGATTTTTACTTGCAAAGAAGGAGGAGAGCACTGGGAGACAAGATTACACTTTCAGGACCTAGTGCAATCTAGGATTTTAGAGGGAATACGATCTTGCTCAAAGAACGCAAAGTTGTACATGTCGGTTGACCTTGCATGGGATTCTCAGCCAATAAACAAATCTACGATCCCACTTTTGCAGTATGCTAAAGATCAAATCTCTATAGATGATTGCTATGACAAGCTACAGGACTTGCAAACAGCAGATCAATTCTGCGAATATTCGGATGAGGGAGAGTTAAAAAAGATAAATACATTAAAGCTGTATGAGGTAAGTGTTAATATTATTAGGTCTTATGTGACTCGCAGAGTGGCAGCTCAAGCTTCCAGATTTAGTAACCTATACCCATATTTTAAATTTGAGCCAAGAAGCACACAAATTTCAGATAAGTTGAGGGCTGATGTTCTTTCACAAAGGGTCGAAATGATGGTAGATCAGTTTGGATACAGGCATCAGTTTGAGCAAATAATAAGACAAATGTTTATGTATGGGCATTCCGTAGCTTTTCCTGTAACTTCATGGACAGATGATGTCCAATGGAGGATGTCTAAAGATGAAATGACGGGTGAAGAGAGTATGGAGTCATATTCCGAGAAAAGCGGTGTAGAATTTAAAACGCCACACCCTACAAGAGTTATCCATGACACATCCAAACCATTACACGATATAAATGTAAATGCAGCAGACTGGATTGGATACTGGGAGATTGTTAGATATGGAGATATAAAAGACAACCCATCCGCTTTCAATACAAACGAGATTAGCGTAACAAATAGTCTCTCTAATCTTTATCAGCAACACTCTGATTTCTTTGGTTACTATTTTAACGACGATATTGTATTCCCAAGAGTAAGTGATACATTCTCGATGAGAAACGATAGAGTTGCTCAAACCGGACTATACGCATCAGAGGATGAAGATAAAGGAATGTTTCTTACCCAAATGTGCATGAAAGTTAATCCAAAGCGAGATAGACTTGGTGATTATCCTCATGATGTATGGCTTAAACTTTCTGTAGCAAGTGATCAAACAGTCGTGCAAGCCGAGTATTTACCATCGTTACCCGCAATATATGGCGGTATAAATGAAAACGATGATCGAGTCGCTAACATTTCAGTGGCTCATGAGATAATGCCATACCAAGATCAGCTTACAAATATCTTAACATCTATGCTTGAGCAGATGAAAATGAGTATGTTTAAGATATTCGCAATCGATCAAGATGCCCTTGATGATGATGTTAAGGAATATATTAAGAGTGCGATTGCCGAAGATACATTCTATTCGAAACCAAAAGCCTTGTTTTACTCAGGACAAAAAGCGGCAGACTTGGGCATAAACAGTAGCGACTTTATTAAAGTAGTAGATGTACAAAAAGAACTTTCAGCTGGTGTTAGCCAGTCAATCCAGGCAATCCTCCAATTGCTTAATCTCGTTGAGCGTTTGCTGATCCTTTCTCCTCAAGAACTGGGTCAGCCCGCTCCTCGGGAGATATCCGCAACAGAAGTGGCAGAAATAAGTAACACTACAAACGCCATATATTCTTTTATATCTGAGGGAATAGATGACATGCGGGCGGCAATGAAAAAAGTACTGTACGAGCATTTAGTAACCTGCTCTAGAGATAAATTTATAGTACCTATTAAAGGAAGATATTCAGAAAACATTATAAGGGAGGCGGGATTCGAGGTCGAAACATCTGGAGATGAACAGATAACCAAGCGTAATGTTATCGGCACACCATCCAGTCTAATATACGAATATCTATTCGGATCAAGGGACGGAGCAGAAAGGGCTAGAGATACGCAGTCCGCTCAAGTACTTGGTCAATTACTTATGCAAATCCTACAAGTCCCAGATATGCCACAAGCTTTGGGACGAGAAAGAATATTCGAAATGTTCAATGAAATATTCCGTATGTCTGGTGCACATGACCTGAAGTTGGAAACAGACGAGATGGATCAAAGACAGGAACTCGAAAATGTAGGCAACGACCAATTTGTTAACACATTAAAAGAGCAATGGCCCGAAGTCCTTAAAGCGGTACAGGCTCTTGTATCAGCAAAAGCACAAGAAGAAGAATTACAAGAAGGAGAAGTTGCACCAGGCGTCCAAGCACCAATGCAACCGAATCCCGAACAACAACCAATGAGATCTCCAGAACAGCAAGTCCAATTATGAGCGAAGTTGAGGAAAACGAAGTAGAAGAAAAAGTAGAGCAAGTTGAAGAGCAAGTCGAACCTGAGCAAACAGAGGAACAGCCTCCCCAGCCGAACCCACTATTTAAAACTCTTTTCGAAATTGAAGATGGTCAGGAAGGGAAAAAGGAAGAGGAGGTCGAGGAAGATGTATCTATTCCGATGACCTTGAATGAGGCAATGGACGACATCTCTGAAGAGCCCAAAGATGAAGAACCAGAAGAAGTGGAGCCTGAGGAGGAGGAAGAAGTAAAAGCCGAAGAACCCCAGAAAGCGGAGCCAAAAAAGAAAAAACTAAGAAAAGTCATTGATCCAGAAGTGCCAGAAGCTTCAAAGCCAGAAATGCACTTTGATCAACCAGAAGAAGATAAGTACAAAGAATTTAAACAGACTCTTTTACCAGAAGAAAAGGAAGTGTTTGAACTTGCTGTTTATGCTTCAAACAATATGGATGAGTTCGAGGGGTACGATGAAAAATTCAAAGACTTTTTTACCAGATCCAAGGCGTTCTTAGACAAAAGAATTGATGACGACCCTAATTATGATCCGCGCGAAGATGATTCTTACAATGTATTTCTCGAAAAAAATAGACCAAAGTTTACTGCTTCTGATGCTAAAAAAATAGAAAAGAAAATGTGGCTAGAAGAGGCTAAGGCAGATATAAGGAAAGAGCTTGAACCGGAAACTGCAGAGTTAAAACAAAAGCTTAAAATAGCAGAGAAAAAACCACAAGTAGAGCAAGCAAAGTCTAATTTTAGAAGTATGGCACAAAAAGTTGTTATCCCAAAAGAATACCAAGAAACTTTTGAAAGCGGAGGGCAGGAAGCAATCTCCAAATTTGCACAAGAGAATCCTCTGGAATACGAGATTATGGAAAAAGCTTCTAAAAATTTACTAACTTATGGAGACACATTGACTGATATTTTCATGGAGGCTACTCCGCTCGATCAAAGTGATCCTATTCATAAAGATTTGGTAGATTGGGTAAATAATGAGCAAGATAACTTTATAAAAGGCGGGCAAACAGAGCAAGACGGAAGAGTATTCATGAGGAGAGAGAGATATTTTTCACTCCCTGAGAATCAGAGGTCTCAGTACTATACTTGGTCTGATGATGATTTACTAAAAATTCTTGCACTTAGAACCCAAGAGCAAGTGCATCAAGCAATTGCAAAACAAAGAGAAGTTCTTGAGAAGTCTGGTTATGTTAGACAGGAAGCATCTGCTCAGGTCAAAAAGCCAAAGAAACCTGCAAAGGTTGCCCAAAAGCCACTAGTCGTTGATACGAAACCAAGGCAAGGCGATAATCTGAATAGGACCACCAAGAAGAAAGCCAATAATGCTATGTTAAATGTGTTAGGTTTTTAAAAAACCAAAACATGTTTTAGGAAAACTATAAAAATATTCCTTAAACAGGAAATATTGAATTTTACTAAGTTTTTTGTCCGTACTTTGCAGTAGGGGCAGTTCGTTTGCTAATATTGATTGTAACACGAATTTTATAACAACAATCAATATACAATAATATCATGGCAACGACCAACTCATCTCTTCCAACTCCTGATGTAGCAGGAGCGAATACCAGTTTAGCTGGGCAACCTTTGACCCGCGCGTCTGGTGTAGGTCGTATTATCAAAGTCGACGACTCTACGGGTTGTACTTTAACAAACGCTTCGATCAAGGGTCTTACCCCGAATGAATTTGAAGCCCTTAGCAATAAGGAAATCGACTTAGCCCGTGTGAT